AATGTCAGTTACGACACCAGCAACCGCATTAGATGATATCTCTTTATAAACAACTGCCTTTTCGGTGTTAACACCTACAATATGAGTTGCTGTTAAGGATTTTATAGAAGTTGATAATCCAGATACTACAACACTATCCCCACTATTTAAAGTGTGTGATGTTGATATGTAGGCAGAAATTTGATTAGGAGCATCCCAAGAAAAAATTACATTATTATATTCTTCAATAGACGTTTGCAAATTCGTAATATTTTTTCCAGTTAATGTTCTTACATTGGCACTTAAACCTCCACCATTTGTTCCCTCATTGTCAAAGATTAAAGAATCACCAATTTTGTAATCACTACCAGATTCAATAATTTCAAAAGAATCAACAGATCCTTTTGTTACAGAATCAATAACTGATGTTTGATCTACAAATTCATTAGATTCTACTATAAAATCATTATCAGCATATTCATCAGATACCTTATATGGAAATGTATTTCTAATCAAATTTGAATTATTAAAATCAAACGTGCTCTGATTAATTAAGAAATTTTCTTCAAGAGGATTAGATCTGTAATAATTTCCTATGAAATATGGATAATTTGGATCCAGATTGCCATTAGTTGTATTTGTAGTTATCCCCACAAAATAAGCATAGGTTCCTTCAGGATACTCTGGTGTTTTGCAGTATCTTCCATTGTTTTCATCAAGATCTCCAGAGTCTGTAAACTTATAATCATCTACAAAAAATCCTATTTCAAAATTACTAGGTCTATCAATTACATTTTCTGAATCTGATGTATATCCAGACTGAAGAAGTTTTATTCCAGAATTTTCATCATTTGGATTATCATAACCATATGGTCCGTAAATAGGATTTCCATCGTATGCCCATCCTATGATAGGTGAATGATTCAAACCATTATCACCGAAATAAGTACTACCAATATTTGTAGAATATCCAACTACAGAATACTCTAGTGAATCACCTGAATCAACTAAAATTTCGGATCCATATCTTTTAAAATTATTAATTGATATTCCTCTTACTTTTGGTTCGATGACAGCACCAGATCCTGGAGATATTACTCTGACTGTGGTTTTATCTTGAGTATAATTTACTCCAGAATTTAAAACTATAATTTCTGAAATATAACCATTTTGAACTTTAGCTCTTAATTTAGCACCTATACCATCACCGATAACTTCCAAATCTGGAGAAGCATTATACTCGGATCCTCTACTTTGAATTTCTACAGATATAATTTTTCCATCGACAACTATTGGTTTTAATTGTGCATTTTTACCATTTTTAATAGTTAATGTAGGTCTTTTCTCTAGATTTAGGATATCAGATCCATATCCACTACCACCATCATATACATAAGCGTCTACAATTGAACCACGAACTACTGGAGTTGCTGTTATAACTCCAACTACTCCAGAATATTCGACATTAACATTTATTTCAATTTGAGGATATGAAAAATTATGATATCCAGATCCAGTGGATTCAAATTTTACATATTTGTTCTTAATGTAATTTTGAGTTGTTGTTCCACCAATTCCAGCATCAGCAAGTCTAAAAGAATCATTATCTACTTTAATAATGTAATACTGATTAGTTGTAGTTAATCCTGAAATTTGAGTTCCTGTAGTTGAATATACTACCCTTTCACCATCATTAAAGTTATGAGACTTAAATTGTACCTTAGACTCAATTGTAGAAATTCCTACAGGATTGACAATTAACTTTCTATTTTCATATCCATTACCAGAATTTATAACTTTAACAGAATCCAGAGTATTTTTGTTATCATATATTCTAAACTTATGAATTCCCAAATTACTATCTGTAGTAAATCCTACAGTATTGACTCCAACATAGTAATCTGAAAAAGTTTGATATAATTTTATTGTTTTAGGATTAACAACTTCAGTATAGTAAACTGATCCACTTTGCAAAGTTTTGTCTTGGTCAGCATTTGAACCATTAAAAGTTCCAATACTAACTGGATCATTTCCATTTCTATTATAAACTACTGACTGACCATTGATCAAATTGTGATTATTGAAAAATGTTATAGTTTCATTTGTAACATCAATTCCTCCAGATTCTGTGTTTAATCTAGCATCAAATAATAATTCTCTATATCTCTTTTTAAGAATAGGTTCAAGAACAGCACCGTCCCCGTTTCCACCAGAAATTGTTACTGAAATTACTTTGTCTATATCAAAATCTTGAGGATCAACATATACATCTACAATCGATCCTTGTACAACTGGTTGAACTAAAGATGTTGTACCAGATTCTGGAGTTGATATTTGAAGTGTTGGAGGATTAATTACATCATAGTTAGACCCACCATTTAAAATTTTTACTTCATCGATAGGTCCATAATAAATTTTATCATCAGATTTATAATTATAGATTTCAACACCATTAATTAAGATACCAACAGGTCCTGGATTTGTTTCTACCTTATCACCAAATTCTATATTTGTCTCTACTGGGAATTTTTTAAGTAATTTCTGTGGTCCTATTTTTTTACCAAAATCTTTAAGTAATGTAAATGTATGAGATCCAGATCCTGATGGAAGACTTTCAAATTCTACAAAATCATCAATAGGGATGAAGGATCTGGAAGAATAAAGTCTAATTTGATTTTTATTTGTTAAAACCCTTACATAGTATATTCCTTCGGTTAGTCCTGGAATTATTTGAGATTCTGGCAGATAATATACAGCATCCCCAGTAATAAAGGGTACATCGGAATCAAATGATAAGATTGAGTATGTATCAGTAGAAGAATTATATCCCTGAACTCTATCACCATTTGCTTCTAATAAGACAGATTTTGAAACAGTCTTGTCGATTTGATAAGAAGGTAGAGAATTAGAAGCAACATAAAAATATTCATCATCCTCATTGTATACATTTTGTATATCTGAAGTAATAATATTATTTCCATATTGTAGATCAGATACAAAACTATATGCCGTATTTAACTTTCTTCTAATATCATATGAAAGTCCAGGTACTGGAGTAAATCCTGCTAGGTTATCAAGTAAAATTTCTTTAGTAGATTGATTAATATTTCTTACAACAACATTACTAACAACAATATTTTGAGTTCCTCTCACTAAAATATCTACAACATCAGTTTCTTTCAAACTAGATTTATCAATATCAGAATAAAGAGTGAATGATGAACCAGATATTGAAGATATTTGATATCTAGATGCTGTATTGTAGATCCAAGAATTTGAAAAAATTTGTTTTTTTGTTTTATTTGATTCTGGATTAAGAATCTTTTCGCCAAGATTTTTTACAAATATTTTTTCTCCTTCAGAAACAAGTTTAATATCCGTCGTTGGAACAAAATTTGACAATACTCCTGTTATTCTTAATTCAACTTTCTTTGATAGATCTCCATTTTCATAACCATAAATTGTCTCATCCGATCTTAAATCCGAAGTTGCTGAAATTGAAGATGTAATTCCAGTACAATCTAAAAATTGATTAATTGTTTTATTGTTGTATTGGATTTCATTATCATTACAAACTACACTTCCAGTTGTACCAAATCCTATAGTTGAGTCAACAGTAATTACTGAAGAACCAACTGATACATCACCTATGACTTTAGTTTTTCCAGGAATTGTAAAAGAACCCTCAATCAATTCTTTCTCATCAAATCCAACAAATAGTCCTAATTTATAGTATGTCTTTCCTCTTCTAGTAATGATCTCTACTTCAGATACTGAAGCTTGTGTATTAAAATCCGTAGATTTTCTAACTGTCTGTCCTACTAGATTATTAGGATCTCCAGAAATTCTTTCAGTAATTAAAATTTCTCTTCTAATGAACTGAGATGCTGATGGTTTTAATAAGTATTGCTCAAGATCAATAACCTTTGGATTTACTCCATATAGAACATTAAAAAGAATTCTAAAAGATTCCTCTGTTCCCTTTGATTGATAGAATGCCTTCGACTCTTTTATAAAGTTACTGACATCTAAATTCGGAACAAAATCTACATTTTCTAGACCTGGTGTTAATGTGTACTTTATTTTTTTATAAAATTCTTTCAAAAATAAAGAACTTAAATTGTATACAGTTGCCCCTGCAGAATGAGTTGCTGCTGAAGAGGTAGAAAAAACTAATTCTCCGGGAGAATTATCTGCGTGATATGATGTAATACCACTGAATCCACGAATACAACCAGTAAAACTATTTGTTGTTATGCCAGTATATGTGATAATTTCATCATTTATTTTAAACAATCCATACTGATTCGGAAATCCTTTAGTACTAGAAACCACAACAGTTGTATCAGTTTCTGTAATATTAGATAATAAATTAGATTCTCCAACAATAACTTCTGGAGTTAAATTATCTAATTTTAGATACTGATCTAAATTATCTACAATATCAACTGTACCACCAGAAAATTCCTGTGAAATATAATATTGTTTTAAAAATTCCGATGCTTTTGGGCTTTCTGATAGAATAAATTCTGGAAGTTGATTTTCAACGATTTGTTGTATTTGTACTCTTGATTCAAACCCTGTTGCTATCATTTATTATATCCTCTTAAGTTCCCCGTTTAAATAGTTTGAAGTTACTCTAAATCCAATACCAGATATTTGTTCACCTGAAGATATTGTATCTTTAACCATATTTATGGTGCTATCAGCAACACTAAATTTCAAATATAAATCTTTCAAACCTATAATATCATTTGATTCTGGATATGCTTGAACTTCAACTATACCATTATCTAAATCTGTAGATGTTATATTAATCGTTGTCAAAAGTATTTCACCAGTAGTATAGTCAACTGTTCCTGCCGACTTAATCACTACTGTATTGTCAACTCCATTTGGATTCGGTTTGACTATAGACACTACACCTTTTCCACTACCATCTAAATTTCCAAAGGAGTCTTTATTTGGAACATCAGTCAGATAAACAGTATCTACTTCTCCAGATATTCTAAATCCTGTACTCTTTATATTAAATCCTTTTGGATTAATATGAAACTGATTTCCAAAGCATAATTCATATTGTGCAAATTGATTTAAAGCAGATTTTAAGTTTCTTCTAATTATAACTCTTGTTATGTTAGAAGTGATGGCACTGTCTACGTCATCAATAATTCGAACTAGTTTGCTATATTTAAATCTAGCACCAAACTTATTTACATCTGTAGATGAAGAATAAGTGGTTAAGGCATTTATTACTCTGGTTTTCAAATCATTTACATTTGAAACTTTTGGAGAATCATAGTAGACAGCACTATCTACTTCAACATAAAGTACTTTAAGATCTACGATCGACTGATTGATTCCTGTTAATGAATAATTTTTAAGTTTAGATAAGATTTGTTGCTTGTCAAAGTCAGAAACAAAATCTCCATTTTTTGGTTTAATGCTTATTAATACTGTACCAAACTGTGGTGGGTCTAATTCTTCTCCACCAACTACAGAGACTGACTCTGTATTTGGATATATTTTTTGTATGATAGACTCATAATCTCTTCCAGTTACTGCTCTATACTGCGATGAGTAGAGTCTAGGGGCAAAATATTTGATTGAATCGATGCTTTCTATATTTCCACCATTCGATGATGAAGTCAAAGTGGTAATTGAAACAGTATTTGATGGAGTTACGACCTCATCGGATGATCCTCTTAATGATCCAGAGAAAGAAAACAATGATGCCCCATTACCATCTTCACCGTCAGTGACAATGTATGTCACTGTAATGATAGTTCCGTTTTCTAACTTCTTCCCAAAAATACCATCACCAAACAGTAACTCATACTTTTCATCTTTAATCTCTTGAATCAAATATGTTTCAGAAGAGTTGTTTATATTTAAAATATTATCAACTAAAGAATATTGTCTTCCTAAACCTGTATCTGATATTCCTTTAACATAAACAACAATAGTAGAAGTATCAATAAATGAATTGTCAAGTATAAATCTTTGATCTAGTGATCCATCTACAACAAATTGATTTCGAAGAAATGTTCCTTGATAAATGTTAATGTCTGAAAAAGATGCTACTCCACTATTAACTGTGGTTGTGATATTTTCTGGAATTGAAAAAGTATAGGTAGTGTCTTCAATGCCACCAACACACACTAATCCCGCCTGTAAGGTTAGTGTTGGACTTGTTGTGGTAGTTGGTACATTAAAAGATACTACTGCCTTGGATGCCGTTCTGGAGCGAGGTACGTATCCAATATTTCTTGCTAATGAAACAACGTTTTCTCTTAAGGTTGCCGAGTCTAGGAAAGACTCATTCACAACCATATTTGAGTTAAATGCTGTGATATAAGTATTATATGCTAAAGTATCAATTAATACAGAGAAATTTGATCCTTCAAAGTCAAAGTCTGTAAAATTTGAATTCGCACGAAGATAATCCTTTATAGAGGTTTTGATCTGATCAAAATCTAGGTTAGTAAACTGTGTAAAAGGCATTTTATCTTGTTGCCTCTAGGATAAATGTGAATTCTTGGGTTGGAAAGTCTTGACCTATAATGTCAAAAAATATTGTAACTTCAAATTCATTTGTGTCCGGTTTAGGATTTACCTCAACTGAAACGTTTTCAACTCGTGGTTCAAAGTTTTCAATTGCAACTTCAATTTGATTTTGTATCACAGATGCTGTGCCAAAATCGACAAATTCAAAAAGACTAGAACGAACATCTGATCCAAAAATTGGATTAAAAAACTTTTCCGTAGGAATTGTTTCTACGATGTTTCTGACTGATCTTTTGATCGCGTTTTCGTTTCGGAGTATAGGTAAATCCTTCGTAACCGGATGAGGTTCAAAGGATAAACTAATATCTTTAAATGATCTAGATATCCTTTGTATTGCCATTGGTCAAAAGTTTCTTGCTTTATTTATACCCTATTTCCAAGGTGAACCATATGTTGGTTCTGTCCCATAACTCCAATCATCATAGTCTTCATCATTACGAATTTTTTCGTGCAATTCTTGCTGTTTTTTTAAGTTATGTTTAGGTGCCAGATCATGCATAACCTCTTGAATCACTCTTTTTGGTGAAACATTATCATAATCCGTAATGAGATGAGTCGTTCCCCACATCTCTCTCATATAATTTGAGTCTCTATCGACCGGTAAATTAGACATTTTAGCTCCTGTTTTAATGAATAAAACAGAACTTTTATAAAGGAGGTTGCTATCTCCTTACTTATATTTAACGATCCACTTCTCGAAGTCTAAAATTATTTGAATTTAGATATTTTAGAATTTCAAGAGCAATTAATTTTGGATTTCCTTCTCCACAAGTATAAACATCTACTGCCAAACATCCATTTTCAGGCCAAGTGTGACACGAAACGTGACTTTCTGCTAGTGCAATTACCACAGTGCAACCTTGAGGTATAAAACAATGTGAAAAAACGTTTAAAACGGTCATTTTTGCACGTTCAATACCCCTAATCATCAC